GTTACATCAAGCACAGGTAAGTTTAGATATGATGATGGTGATTATATTTATCTTGATAATTCTGTTATTGATTTTCATTGTAATTCTGCCCACAGAGCCAGAATTGCAAATAATGGCGATTTCCATGCTGACGGTGATATTATAGCGTACTCTACTACTATTCCTTCCGATGAACGTTTAAAAACAGGTATTACTACAGTAACTAATGCACTGGATAAAATTAAAGATATTCGTGGTGTTGAGTTTACTATAAAATCATCAGGACAACGTTCTGCAGGTGTTATAGCTCAAGAAGTAGAAAAAGTACTTCCTCAAGCTGTTAAAGAAAAAGCACTACCTCTACAAACTGGTGATGAAACTACTAAATATAAGACTGTACAGTATGATGCTTTACATGCACTTTTAATTGAAGCAATTAAGGAACTTTCTGATAAGATTGAGATATTGGAGAAAAAATAATGGGTTTACAAACTTCTGGGGCTATTTCTTTAGGTGATGTTAATGTAGAACTAGGTAATAATAGAACAGATGAGATCAGTATGAATAGTGCTGCGGTAAGAGGACTATTTAAGCAGGCATCGGGGGAGATGAAAATAGCTTTCCATGGTAGAGGTAAATCCAATGCCGCTGAATTTACTGTCACAGGTACTAATGTTGACTTTGACTTAAAGACATATATGGATGCTAATAGTATAGAGATAATGTCTACTATTAATGTAACCTTTAGTGGTACTTTTGGAGGCAGTAATGCTGACAACCCTAGATATAAAGCTCCCTCTGCTATTACGATAGCTTCATTTGACGCTAATACTGTATTTAATATTATAAATACAGGTACTATAAAAGGCGGATCTGGTAGAGGTNCCGAAGGTTATTGTGACTGGAGAAAGGGTGGCCATGGAGGAAATGGTATAACATTAGATGGCGCCTATACAGTAACTGTAGACAATGGCTCTGGTACTATTTATGGTGCCGGAGGTGGCGGTGGCGGTAATAGTAATGGAGGCTCCTACGGGTTATGTAAGTATGGAGGAAATGGCGAAGGGTACGCCCGAGGCTCTTCTGGCGGAGCTGGCGGCTCTCACGGAGGTAATGGTGGACAGTCTGGTGGAGGCTGGGGTGAAGCTGGGGGCACTTACGGGGCCCCTCATGATGCGGGAGCTGCTGGGTACTATGTACAAGCGCTAAATGGCGCTACAGTATCTTTCTCTTCCAACGGTACACTATTAGGTACAGCCCCTTAGGAGACTAAAAAATGGCAAAAATTATAATTCAAGGTAATGCTAGTGGAGATGGGATATTAACCATACAGGCTCCTAATACGGGTACTGACAGAACTAGCACCTTACCAGACTCTTCAGGCACTTTATTAAATGAAGGAAGCTCTTTAGATTCTACTAAGTTATCGGGTGCTTTACCGGCTCTTGATGGGTCTGCTCTAACTGGTCTAGTACACACAGACAGCACCAAACTACCTCTAGCAGGTGGCATATTAATTGGCGACCTATCTTTAAGAGACAACGTCAAAGCACAGTTTGGTGATAGTAATGATTTACAGATTTATCACGATGGTAGTAACAGTCTTATTAAGGATGTTGGTACAGGTAACTTATATATTGATGCTGCGAGTTTAATACTAAGAAATGACTCAGGGGAAAAGTACATAGACTGTAATAATAACAGTGATGTAAGACTTTACCACGACAACTCACAAAAACTAGCCACAACCTCAACAGGTATTGATGTTACTGGTAATGTAGTTGTATCAGGTACAGTAGATGGTGTAGATATAGCATCAAGAGATTCAACTCTAACTTCAACAACTACAACTGCTGGTGCTGCATTACCTAAAGCTGGTGGTACGATGACTGGCAGTTTCACCTTGAATGATAATGTTAAGATTCAGCTCGGCACAAGTGATGATTTACAGATTTATCACGATGGTTCTGCGAGTTATATTAGTGATGTAGGTACTGGAAGTTTATACTTACGTGGTACGAATTTAGTTATGGATTCTTCCACTGGGGAAAAATATATAGATTGTATCGCTAATGCTGATGTGAAATTATTTTATGATAATAGTTCTAAACTAGCCACAACCTCATCAGGTATTGATGTTACTGGTACAGTAGCTGCTACATCTTTTACAGGTGATGGCTCCGCTTTAACAGGTATTTCTGCAGGTCCTTCTCATACTTCATCAGGAACAGCTCCTTCTTCTCCCTCTGTAGGAGATAAGTGGCATGATACAACAAACGAGAAATTATATATGCGTACTAATGATGGTACATCTGACCTTTGGTTACAAATCTGATGGCCGCTTTTCCTACATCCCCCTCAGTAAATGACGTTCATATTTACGGGGGTACTAATTTTAAATGGAATGGCACAGGTTGGCAGTTAATCACCGGTCTAGGAGTTGGTACTGCTACAGGTGGTACAGTTACAACTGATGGTGATTACAAAGTTCACACTTTTACATCTAGTGGTACATTTACAGTGACCTCAGCCCCAGATGTTGTTGAATATTTAGTTATTGGCGGCGGTGGCGGTGGTGCTAGTTATAGTTATGGTGGTGGCGGTGGTGCTGGCGGTTACAGAACAGCCACAGATTTCACTGTTACTGCTACTGCATACTCAGTCAGTATAGGTGCTGGTGGTGCTGGTGGTACTGGAAATAATGCCGGTACCCCAGGTGGCGGCTCTATATTTAGCACAATTACATCTATTGGCGGTGGCCGGGGAAATACTGAAAATAATAACGGAGGTTCTGGCGGTTCTGGTGGAGGAGGCGGCAGACAAGCAGTTGGCGGTGCTGGAACATCAGGTCAAGGATGGGCAGGTGGTGGATTTAATCAGTACAGTCAAGGTGGCTGCGGTGGCGGTGGTGCTCAATATAGAGGAGCTGAGAGTGGGGGCTATCAAGGCGCTCATGGAGNAGANGGTAAATCTTCTTCTATAACTGGTACAGCAATAACAAGAGCTGGNGGTGGAGCAGGAGGAAATAACTTCTCTACTGGTACTGTTACAGGTCGAGGTGGAGCTGGCGGTGGTGGTAATGGTGCTGGCGGTTATACTGCAAATTTAAATGCAGTGGCTGGNACAACTAATACAGGCTCAGGCGGCGGAGGNGGTTGTTATAACCAAGTTTCCTCTGGTCCAAATGGTGCAGCTGGCGGTTCTGGCATTGTGATTTTAAGATACAAGTTTCAATAGGAGTTAATATGTCACACTACGCAAAAATAGAAAACGATATTGTCACAGAAGTTATTGTTGCAGAACAAGACTTTATTGACACACTAANAGGCTTTTGGGTGCAGACATCTTACACTGGCTCAATAAGAAANAATTATGCTGGTATAGGATTTACATACGATTCAATAAAAGATGTTTTTATAGCACCCCAACCTTTTACTAGTTGGGTTTTTAACGAGACTACTTGTGGGTGGAATGCTCCAGTAGATATTGTAGATGATGGAAAAGAATATAGGTGGGATGAAGCAACGACTAATTGGAAGGAGGTTATCTGATGTCAGTAGTAATTAACGGAGATGGAAATATCACAGGATTAGCATCAGATGGTCTTGCTTATTCCACAGGACTAGGTGCTGGTCATGTTATTAAAACAAATAATCAAACTATTAGTGAGAATATAACTATTCCTGCTACTACAAACGGTGTATCTGGGGGACCTATTACGGTAGCAGATACATATATTGTAACGGTTTTAGGTAGTTGGACGGTGGTGTAATATGGCAGGAACAATAACAGTAGGAACTCTACTATCAGATCTTACAAGTAGTAATAAGATAACAATCGGTTCAGGAACTACATTAGACCTAGCATCAGGAAGCGCTGGTACTATTACATTAGATGCAGCAGACTTAACAGGTGCTTTACCCGCTATCAGTGGTGCTTCTTTAACATCTATCCCAGCAGGGAACTTAACAGGTGCTTTACCTGCTATCTCAGGTGCTAGTCTGACTAACTTACCTGGTGGTGGTAACACACCAAGTTTTAGTGCTTATCACGGTTCTGTTCAGTCTATTTCCACTAATACATGGACTAAAATAACAATAGGCTCGGAGAACTGGGATACAGATTCAGCATTTGATTCAACAACTAATTACAGATTTACAGTTCCAAGTGGGGAAGGCGGTAAATATCACTTAACAGCAGGTATAGGATTTTCAAGATTTGATGCAAACATAACTGGACATCGTAGTGAACTGAGATTTTATAAGAATGGTTCTGTTACACGAGGTGGTATGAACACTTATGTCGGAGATACTGCTTCTGGGTATTATCAAGACCCTGAATATACGACATCACTAGATATAGCATTAGCAGTAGGGGATTATATAGAGATTTATGTGTGGCATTATGAAGGTCATAGTGTTAATACTTCAGCAGCTCAAACCTTCTTTACTGGCTTCAAGTTAGCAGGAGTATAAGATGATTACATATAATGGATTAATACAATTAGGCTTCTCAGATGATAACTTCAAGTTACAAGACGATTCAGATGGTAAGGGTACTTACATTAAAGAATGGAACAGTGACCAACCACAACCATCAGTAGCAGATATTGAAGCAGCACATACTGTATGGCAAACAGAATACGACAGCCTAGCCTACGCAAGAAGTCGCAAACAAGAATACGACAAACTTAACCAGTGGGAGATGCAATTCGATGACAACAGAGATGGCACTACTACTTGGGTAGATTCAATCAACGAGATTAAAAACAAATTCCCAAAGGAGTAACTAATGGCATATATAGGAAACAGTCCAGCTAATGTAGGTAGTTACCAAGAAGTAGATACTATATCTTCCTTCAATGGTTCTCTTACATCATTCGCATTAACAGCAGGTAGCTCGGCTATTAGTCCTGCTAAGTCTGGTCAATTACTGGTTAGTCTTAATGGTGTAATGCAAGAGCCAGATGATACTGGTACTAACGGATTTAAAGTCTCAGGTTCTAATATTGTATTTAGTTCTGCTCCTGCAACAGGGTCTACCTTCTGGGCAATGTTCCAAGGTAACAATGTAGACGTAGGTACTCCATCAGCAGGTACAGTAGGTACAACAGAATTAAGTGCTAGTGGTACAGCAAGTGCTACTACATTCCTAAGAGGTGATAACTCTTGGGTAGCCCCAACAGATACTAATACAACTTATTCAACTGGTTCAGGCTTATCTACATCAGGTACTGCTTTCTCATTAGACCTGACATCAGACCAATCTTGGACAGGCTCACAACGAGCAACCCTTATTGTTGATAATGATGGTTCATTTGATATGAACGGTGGTAATAACTTTAAGTGTACTCCTTCTGGTAACTTCACATTAACATTCACTAACATTACAGATGGTCAATCTGGCTTTATCTTATTAGTAAACACAGGTGGTCATACGGTATCAGCACACGCTAATTCAAAGGTTGATGCTAACTTGTTAGCTACTGTAACTGCAGCTGGTACTTACCTAGTTTCTTATTTAAGTGATGGTACTAATGTTTATTTAACTAACTCGGCTATCTATACATAATGTCTTTATTCCCCGCATCTGCTATACCTGCTGGTTCTACTGGTTATGACCTTGAACAATCGTTAAGGTTTAATGACAACGACTCTGCTTATCTAAGTTGGACACCTACTACCGCTAGTAATCGTAAGACTTGGACTTGGAGTGGTTGG